ATGAGTGATGATGAGATGCAGGCTCTTTTAACTCTTGTTCAATCAGTGGCACCAAGAAATAAAGGTGACGTCGCAGGAGGTATAGTTAATGTAATGGGCAATCTTGGTGATATCAAAGATGCCATTTCTGGACTCAGAGAAAATTACGATCTAGACACCAAGATGCTTTTAGATAGCATCATATCAGCAAAAGATCTTGGGCTTGTTAAAGCGGGACTACTAAGAGGTGCTGCCAAGACAGCAGGACTCTACAGAAAAGGCGG